GACCAAGTATCACCCTGAAGCTATTAAATATGCTCAACAATTACCTGATGTTAATGTTGTTGTTAGTCGTGGTGATTTAGGTGGACCATACTATTCTGCTTTACCTGTGTTGAAAAACTTGTACACTTTTGACCATAACATAAACAAAGGACCATCAACTAGCACCGTAACAGATTGGCCATTGGAAGATGGTAGTTTGTATGTGTCTTGGTCAAGCATTACTTCGGCTATGCACTTTGGCGCATATTTAGGTGCAAAAAATATTATTATGGTTGCTCACGATTGTGGTGAACTTGATGACAAGTCTTGGGTTGATGGTTATGTGTATGATACTTGGGATAAAACCAAAGTTGAGGAAGCCAAGGAAAGAAACAAACAGTTTGAAATACAATCAATAGCAGTCAAAGGTAAACTTAAACAGTTATATGGTTGTAATGTTTATAGTCTTAATCCTTTCATTAACTACAATCTTGAAGGTGTCAAGTTTCGTAGTTACAACGAAATCAATTAAGCTTTTTGTATAACATCTTTCCACTTTTCAAAAAAGTAATCTTCGTCAGCTTCAGTAAGTTTCATTAACTCTGGGTTGTCCCTGGTTAATTCATTGCCGTGAATATGTCTAACCATTGCTGGTACATGAGCCACGCCACCTGCCCTACGTGCTTGAATATCAAGATCTCTATCCCCATACCACCAACGATATTTTTCATCTGGTCTAACATCTGAAGCTAAATCTAACACCCAACAGTAACCACATACGTGGCCTTCAAATGGGAAAGGATAACCCAATGGTGCTTCAACTGATGCCATTGCATTAGCAATTTTATTTAATGGATCACCAGCAATGCGAACATCATCATTAAGAACAGCAACATAACGAGCGCCTCTGCCTAAAGCAAAGTCAATACCTTTATTCCACCAACGATGAATGTTTACTTCACCAGTGTCGTAGATATTATTAACATCATAATATGGTTCGTTGTCATTAACGGTATGAACAATAACTATATGGTTTCTTTCAATACCCGATTCAACAATGATGTCTGGTATGTATTGCCTTCTTGTTGCCGTAGGAATAACTAACCATAATGGTCTTTCTTCACTCATTCGTTTACCACCTTATCTATCCAATGTTTTTCAAATTCTTTACAAGTAACATGAACATTTAGATCACGTTCACCAGTGTCATACCTTACGTCAAACTGTGGCACAAGATGAGCCATCTCAAGCACTGGTACTAATAATAGCCCATCCTCAAAGCGAAAACAAATCCTATGATAGATGTTGTAGTTCTCGTTATATGGTGGACATATAATCATGCGTTGAAGTTTTTGATATGGAAACTTAATTGTCACACTTGAATTAACTTTTAACCATTTAACCTCTAAATCACCAATGTAGTTCTCGCGCCCATTAGGGCGCACTTTTGTCATGTGGTAATCAGTAAAAAAGAATGGAGGCGTGGGATAAAACAACCACGATGGTTCTAATTCATTTAATGCTGTGACAACTGCTGTGGCACGTTTATCATCACCCCACACTTGCCTAATTGGTTCAAGATTCATCAATAATATCCATTTCTTTTATGAAACTCTAAAGCTTTTTGCCAAGAACCATATCGTTGCATAACATATTTATGTGCAGCAATAAGTTGAATACGAAAATCATCAGACTTTTCAATACCAACTAAGTCCCACGTTTTATCAACAAACTGTCCAAGACCATACGCTGTTGATTTACGATTACGCGCATCAGGATTCCAAGAAGATTCTAACATGATTAACTCATGTAATGCTTGGTATTCTTTTGCTGAAACCATTGATCTTGCATAACTTCTTGCAGACACAGGAAAGTCTGGTTTCCTTGGTTCCCTCTTTTGTACAGCAGGAGGTAAAGCGTTCTCGGTGCTAGTTTTTTCATCCAATGGCAACATCAATGCAAAGCCAATGGCAACTATTAACATTCCTACTACGAATTTAAGTTCCATTTACCACTCCTATTCCTAAGTTTGTAACGCTGTTGCTCGCTAGTACCACCCCAAATTCCCTTTATTTCAGGGTCTTTTAGGGCATATTCCAAACATTTTTCAACGATGGGACACTTTCGGCACATTCTTTTAGCAACTATTGATTCATATATTGAACCTTTTTTGGGGAAAAATAATTCGGGATCAATTTCAGCACAGAGTGCTCCGTGCCAATAATCTTTCGGTAACATTATTCTCCTTTGTTAGCCTCATTGTTACAAGTGCAATACCAAACAGAATGACAAATATAACATTTGCCCTCTTGGTCTTTATTCTCCCCCACGCACCAACACCAATGCTGGTTGTGCTTGTTTCGGAGCTTCGGGAACATAATTTAATTCTCTAATTATATATCGGAGCATTGCTTCTATTCGTTCTAATCGTTCTTCAGTCGTCATCATAATCCTCCATATCACCTGGATCAACGTATTTTGATTCGTAGTCATCGTGCATTTCTTGGATATAATCAGCGTATGCTTTTTCTTCACATATCTGACAATCATTTAACCAAGACTTACCACAACAAAGAATGGCACTCATTATTTATCTTCTTTAACTTCGTGTGCATCTAGTTGATAATTAGTTTCAATTGGGTCATCCCAGTTGCCTAACTCGTCAGCCAAATCTATAGCATCTGCTTCATTTTCAGCTTCAACCATTTGTTGTTGATCGTAACTAACCATTTTGTATACTATGTATTTTTTCATTTGTATTTCCTTTCTGTTAATTTAATTATTTACCTATCTTAACTATTTGTCAAGAACATTCAATCGCGCGTTCTCAGTGTACTAAACCCACCACCCACCACCCACCGACCTTGGATCGTTTTCCACAAGTTTTCCACAGCTTGTGGATAAGCTGTTGATATGTTGTGAATTGTTTTGTGGATAACTGAAGCGCGTGTCGCGTAATTTTAAGATTGAATTATGGTAAGAGATTGTCCGTTTTGTCTTTAATGTTGCATTAATCCCCTTTTGTCATAATTTGTCGGAATTTTCTATGATACACGATTGAATATGTCTTTGCAATTTGGCGATTCGTAGGGAATAATGAAAGTGGGTAACCCTGCCCGAATTATGAAAGGAATTAAAGTGACAATTTCAACTGATGTCCCGATAGTTGATGATGTTGTTTATTCTGTAAGTGATGAATTGAAATGTGATTGGAACGGGTGTAATCGTAAGAATTTAGCATCAGAATTTGATGAATATTTTTTTACTGCTACTGATGTTGATTCTGTTTCCAATAATAGTTGGACGAAATATTGTGAAACTTTTTCGGATGCTAAAGTTTTTGGAACTGAAGCAGAAGCAATTGAATTTAAGGAATTAAATTCTTTTGTTATTCGGATTGATTCTTTAAGCACTGGCAATTTTATTGTGCGTTATTGGTCAAAGAAATTTTTTTATTATTGCCCTACTCATTCTTGCAATTGCAATAGTTGTGACGATTTATTGCCGAGAAGCGTTGCAACTATGGTCGGCGATTATTATTACTGTGATGATTGTCGCGACAACGAATTTTCTTATTGTGACAATTGTTCAGAGTGGGTGGAATCGGTTTCCGATTTAGAGGGCGATTACTGGTGCCGTTATTGCATTGATTCTGTAAACGCTACTTGGTGCGATTTTTGCGATATGTGGGAGCGCCAATTATGTGATGCAAACTATGACCCTGATGACGTGGAATCTTGGAACAATTCTGATTATGACGGAATCATGAATTATTCTTTCAAGCCTGCTCGCCCTAATTTTTTTATGGGGTCTGCTGATTCTGATGATTCTAGGCTGTTTTATGGCATGGAATTAGAGGTTGAATCAATGGACAATTCAATGAGTGACGGCATGAATATAATTAAAGATTCACTTGGCGAATTTGTTTATTTCAAGGCTGATGGGTCACTTGATAGGGGCTATGAATTAGTGACTTTCCCTTTCACTTTTAACTATTACTCAGAAGCGATTGATTTTAAGTTTTTGAGTGGGTTGCAAGAATTGGGATATCGTTCTTGGTCTGCTGGAACTTGTGGGCTTCATGTTCATATTTCGCGCACCGGATTTGCTTCTTCTGGTCATGTTTGGAAATTTGCACAATTGATTTTAAGCAATCAGCGTGCATGGTCTAAATTGGCTGGACGCGATTCTAGCCGTTGGGCATCTTTTGACCCGGAGCAGAACGGAATTATGAAAGTGCTGAAAGGTGAGAAATTTCCGGAGCGATATTGTGCTGTCAATTTGAGTAATGCCGACACAATAGAAGTCAGGATTTTTAGGGGTTCGCTTAATGAAAGGCGCGTTCGTTCTGCGATTGAGTCGGTGGATTGTGCGATTCAATATTCCAGAACTTTGAGCGTTCACGACATTAATCAGGGCGCGTTAAAGTTTGGCAGATTTGCAGATTGGGTCAATGTGAATCGTAGTGAGTGCGCTTCTTTTATTGATTTGATGTGCGAATATGGTTTGATTCCACAGCTTAAGACAGAAGCTTTTCCTGCCGAACCTGACAGCTTGCTGTTAAGTGAGGAATCATTATCCGAGGCTGTGACTTTAACAGTTTCTCAAGGATCTCTTTCCGGACTATCTGCAATTGTGGACAGTTCCACCGATCGTGCAGAAAACACGATTCAAAGCTCAATTCGTACTAATTTTGAAAATGGGGATAACTAATATGTGTTTATTAATGGTTGCAAGTCCTAACTACACTCCGACCCGTAAGGAATTGATGTGCGCCTGCACCAATAACCCTGATGGATTTGGGTATGCAATACATGTCGGGGATAGAATCTTGACCGGTAAGGGGCTGAACGCTGAAAGTATGGTGTCCAAGTTCCTGAAAGTTAGGGCACAATATCCGGATGCTTGGGCTATGTTTCATGCTCGTTGGGCAACTCATGGTTCAGTATGTTCTACTAACTCCCACCCGTACGAGGTTGGAGGTCGTCAGGACATAATCTTGGCTCACAATGGGGTTCTTGGTGTTGAGATTCCTGCCGGTGATGATAGGTCTGACACACTTGTTTTTGCTGAAGATTGGCTTCCTAATTTCTTGGAATTGTTGGATGATGAAGCCGGATTTGGTGAACTGGAAGAATTGGTATCTGGGTCAAAGATTGCCATATTCTCAACTGCACCCGAATTGCAGAATCAGGTCTATTTACTTAATGAGGATTTGGGTCATTGGGTCGGTGGTTTGTGGTGGTCAAACTATTCTTATCAGGTGAAAGATTCTTGGATGTTTGGGACTAAGAATTACTATTCACCTAGTTGGGACTATGTGAAAGATGACGACTATCAAACTGACTTCTGTTTTAATTGTGAGATGTACGAGCCTCATCCATTGGTGGATTTTGTTTGTGCAACTTGTGGTTCATGTTTGGACTGCCTGACTGATTTGGATGATTGCCTTTGCTATCGTCCCGACCTGCAACAGGAATCACTATTTGGGGGTGAATACTGATGAAAGGCAGACTTATATTTTGGGCATGCGTGGCGTTGGCTGGCGCGTGGTGGGTGCTGTTTTTTAGTTTGTTTATTTAGTACATATCCCGACATGTGGCGCGTTCCGATTGGGGCGCGCTTCATGTTTTTAGGGGTCATACGATAGTCAGCGTTCCTGTTCCTATAACTTAGGCATCTCATACGAATAAGTGGCGCGTTCTGCGCAAATTCGGAAACCTTTCTTTTAATAAATGAGTGTGCGAAGCACACGATTAGATGGGTTGGCACACCCACAACCAAGTCCTAATAGGAGGGTAAGGCTATGACCCGGGGTTATTAAACCGGAGTTACTTATAGTCAATAGTCTCTAGTGCAATATTTTTTCTAAACCTGGGGGTGCATAACTGCAGGTCAAACATGGTGTGCAAGAAATCTACAACTTGCAGCCTTATATATAGTAGAGGGGCTTTTAAAAGCCCCGCCCCTCTACCGGCTTGAGGCCTTTAGGCCGAAAGCTCTTCGCTTCGCTGGGGCTACGCTCAGAGCGACGAGTAAAACGAGGTCGCTCACTCATTAACTTCGGTTCGCTCCCGGTACCTAGGTTTTATAATTTTTTTTACCGGTATATACCTAGTATATTGGCCAGAGGAGTATCTATTTTGAAACCGGTTAAACCCACAGATTCTTTGCACCTTCGGTTGAAACCTGGTGCTAAACTTAATGCCAGTGATGCCAAGTCCAGGCTCCTAGAATTGATTCAGGCTGGTTTCTCTGTTGAGGATGCCTGCGGCGCTGTTGGTAAGTCTAGTAAAACTTTTTATTATTACACCGAGTCTGATCCTGATTTTAAGAAACAGGTTCAGCTGGTTAGGGCTTTGAAAGCCCGTGATGGTCATATATCTGATGAAGATAAAGCTATGACGTTCAGGGACTTTCGTAAAGAGTTCATGAAGTCTGAGACTTTTCCCCACCAGCAAAACATTATTGATTTGATTGAAAACAAAGAACTGTCTTGGGTTCACCCTTCTATGATGTTTGAGCAGGGTGTTACAAATTATGTTTTGGTGAATATGCCACCAGAGCATGCCAAGTCAATGACAGTGTCTATTGATTATATTACGTACCGTATTTGTGTTGACCCAACTGTTCGTATTAAGGTTGTGTCTAAGACACAGACTATGGCTAAGGAATTTTTGTATGCTGTTAAGCAAAGACTTACTTCGCCGTTTTATATTGACCTTCAAAGAAGGTTTGCACCTGCTGATGGCTTTAAGGCTACTGCTGATAAGTGGACACAGGATGCGATTTATATTGAACGTGAGTCAGGCGAAAAAGATCCTACTCTCCAGGCTTTGGGTATTGGTGGGCAAATCTACGGTGCTCGCGCTGACCTTATTATTCTTGACGACTGTGTTACTTTGTCTAATGCAGGCGAGTACGATAAACAGATAAGATGGATTCAGCAAGAAGTTTTGACTCGTATTGGTCCTACTGGTAAACTTCTTATTGTTGGTACCCGTGTTGATCCAATTGACATGTACCGAGAATTGCGTAATCCTGATCGTTATCCGGAAGCTAAGAGTCCTTGGACTTATTTGGCTATGCCAGCTGTTTTGGAGTTTGATGAAAAACCTGAGAATTGGGTTACTCTTTGGCCTAGGTCTAATGTGCCTTGGCCTGGGGATCCTTTGGATCCTGATGAAGACGGTTTCTTCCCTAGATGGGATGGAACTAGACTAAAGCAACGCCGTAGCGTTTTGGATTCTAAAACGTGGGCTATGGTTTATCAACAGCAAGATGTTGAATCTGAGTCTGTGTTTGCACCAGAACTGGTTCGTGCTGCAGCTAATGGTATGCGTGGGTGTGGTCCGCTTGTTGCGGGTGCTCCTGGCTATCCTGTTGACGTTACAGGCTTTTATACTGTTTGTGCTATGGACCCTGCTATGTCAGGTGATACTTTTACTGTGGCTATTACTGGTGACAGAAGTACCAAGAAGCGTTATCTTTTAGATGCTTCTCGTATGCCTGCCCCTACGCCTCAGCGTATTCGTGAAATAATTTTTACTTGGACTGAAAAATATAAACCAGCTGTTTGGGTTATTGAGAAAAATGCTTTTCAATTATTCTTAACACAGGATGAAGAGATTAATGCTTTCTTACAATCACGGGGCATCAGGCTTGTTCAACACTATACGGGTTCTAACAAGATGGATCTTGAATATGGTGTGGCTTCTCTTAATACTCTTTTTGGTACCTTTGGTCCTGATGGTAAACCTGCTAAGAATAATCTTATTGAGTTCCCTCGCGCCGAGTCAGAGGGCGTTAAAGCTCTTATTGAACAATTAATTACTTGGTCTCCTGGTACTAAAAATAAACAGGATGGACCTATGGCTTTGTGGTTCGCTGAAACCCAATTAAGGGATTATGTAAATCAGCAAGGTAGTTATGGCAAAACTTGGGTTCGTAACCCTTTTGCTACACCTATTGATTTGGCTAAACGCCAAGTGGTGGATTTAGAAGAATATGCAAGGAAACAACGATTAGCCAATGCTGGCTGGTATTAATATTAAATTAGGAGTCTAGTGGCACGCAAGATTGAAGATATTGCTAACGCCTATCAACAACTGAAACAACGTTACGCAAATCGTGACGCTCGTTGGGGTGACGTACTTGAAGTACGTAAAGGAAATATAAACCAAGTATTCCCTGGTTTGTTTCCAGCAGAATACCCTAAGCCAATGGTGGCAAACTTTATTGACGTTGCTGCACGCGACATTGCTGAAGTGATTGCACCACTGCCTGCTATTAACTGTTCAGCAACTAATGCTGTATCAGATAGAGCACGTACCCGTGCCGACAAGCGTACAATGATTGCAGCCGGCTATAGAGACACTTCACGCTTACAGGTTGAAATGTTTACCGGTGCTGACCGTTATGTTACTTTTGGTGCCCTACCTTTTATTGTTGAAGCCGATTACGAAAACAAAACTCCTCGTATTCGTATTGACAATCCTATTAACTCTTATCCTGAGTTTGACCGTTTTGGTCGTTTGCTTTCTTACACAAAACTTTACATTAAAGCTGCACAAGATCTAGTTAACGATTTTCCAGAATACGAATCAGTTATTCTTGGTAAGTTTGAACAACGTGGTTCTATGCGCCCTATTCAACTTGTGCGCTATATGGACAAAGATGAAACAGTTCTTTTCCTACCAGAACGTGCTAACTACATTTTACAACGCGCCAAGAATCCTCTTGGTAAGCTTAATGTTATTTTTGCTGTCCGACCAGGTGTTGACTCTGATGAGCAACAACGTGGACAGTTTGATGATGTTCTTTGGGTTCAAGTAGCCCGTGCCCGTTTTGCTACTTTACAACTTGAGGCGGCACAAAAATCTGTTCAGGCACCTTTTGCTTTGCCTGCAGATGTTAACGTCCTTGAAATGGGACCTGACGCAACTATACGTTCTGCATCTCCAGAAAAGATTAGACGTGTTGATTTAAATGTGCCTCCTGGATTATTTGCAGAATCACAAATTCTTGATCAAGAAATGCGTATGGGTTCACGTTACCCAGAAGGTAGACAAGGCGTAAGCCAAGGATCTATTGTTACTGGTCGTGGCGTTGAAGCTCTTATGGGTGGTTTTGATACACAAGTTAAAACTGCTCAATCAGTTCTTGCTGAAGCATTGAAAAAAGTATTTGAACTTTGCTTTGAAATGGACGAAAAACTTTTCGGTAATACCGAAAAGACGGTACGCGGCGTAGATGCTGGCGCACCGTATGAAATCACCTACACCCCCAACAAGGATATTGATGGGGATTACACGGTTGATATCACCTATGGACTGATGGCCGGATTAAACCCCAACCAGGCTTTGGTATTCGGACTCCAAGCGCGCGGAGACCAATTAATTTCCCGCGACTTCCTCCGCCGTCAGATGCCTTGGGAAATCAACGTTACACAAGAAGAACAAAAGATTGAAATAGAAAAATTACGCGACTCTCTTGTTGCAGCAATAAGTGGATACGCACAAGCTATCCCTTCACTTGCAACACAAGGACAAGATCCTGGTGAGATTCTTTCACGTATTGCAACAGTTATCGCTGGTAGACAAAAAGGTCAACCTATAGAGCAGGTAATCGCGGAAGCGTTTGCCCCTCAAGCGCCACCTTCTGCTGAGGCTGCAGCCCCTGGTATGGAACAACCCGTCCCCGGTTCCGCAGGTGAGGCTCCCTCTGGTGGTGCTTCAGGATTAAGTGCAATAACTGGTGGTCCACGTGGCGTGGTGCCAGGACAAGTGGGACAAGGTGGTCGTCCACCAATACAAAGTTTGCTCGCCGGACTTACCGGTGGTGGCAAGCCGACACTATCTTCTAGTGTCTCAAGAATGGTCCCTGCGGGCTAAGAAAAGGAAAGAAATGAAGTCATTTAGTGGCGGCAAGAAGCCAGCAAACCAAGGTTCTGCTGGAAAAGCATACGAACAACCAGTTAA